ATGAGATGACTGCGAATGTCTCCATTGGGCGCAGATTGCATGTACAAGTCGCCGTTTATGGAAACTATGCTCCTGTCACTGGTAGTGCCGAAATTGATTTGGGAGACTCGTTGCAGCGGGTCTTTTAGGGTCTGCCATGCCGCCCTGTCTGGCACTACGTTCGTGCTGTAGATGCTCTTTCGGGTCATCGGTAACAAGATGCCCTCGCCAAGTGCTGTATCCAGATTCGCCGTGTGGTCCAATGCGCGAATGTTTCCAGCACTGGTAGGCACGATGAATAGACCGCCACCAATCAAGTAGGCGTTCTCGGTAATGTTCAAAATGGAGTCACGATACAAGTAGGGCGCTGTGCCTGAACTTGTAGCACCTGGAGTCCCAACAATGTCGCCAGCCAAATAGGCTCTGCCTGCGCTCGCGGCTCCGTAGGCTGAACCGCTTGGGCCAGCAACCCAGAAACGCCCCATAAAATAGTCCATTGCCCTGCCTGTGGGCAGCTTTTGCACTGACTTGCCTACAGCCGAAATACGCTGCAATGTCGCTCCATCCCACACCAAGGGCTCAGACACACCATCTTGGATAAGCAAGAATTCTTCGCCCTGCCGCATCCAATGCTGGTCTTCTGTGGCCGGGTTAGGTCCGCTGCCAGCCGTAACATCTACCACGGAATTGTCTGTTCCGACATTGACCCGATATGTCCTGCCACCGATGTCCAGAATCAGGTAGGGGAATTCAGCGCCAGGTTCATACAGCCATCCTCCTTGATACAAGCCAGACCAATCTTGGTCCTGAACAGATGGTTTCCAGCCAAGCCTTTGATTTATTCCACCGCCTCTAACAGTTCCATTGGTAAGCCATGCAAGCTGGTTGCGTTTAAGACCGTTAGGGAACTCTGGGCCAGCGATGGTGGGTATGCGGCCTGAATCCACTCCAGATTCAAACGATAAGCTTCCGTCCACCAGCCTTACGTCTCCATTAGGCATGATTCGGCGCTACCTTTCCGTGGCCAAGTTCGTACTTCCATACAAATCCGAAAGCAAAATTACGCTTACCATTACAGGCAGAACTGATATTGGATCGTTTCCCAAATTGAGCTTCGGCTTCCCTTATTCGTGAAAACCTATTTATGAATGTTCCGTCTTTTGCAAATTGAAGCACTGGGCAAGCTACGGGTGGATTCTTTTTGTGCATTTCAGATATTCGCTTTGCCCATCCTTCTGGCATTTTCCGTCCAGTGAACTTTCTGCTTTGTTCAGTTTTCTGTGCCTCGGTAAATTTTCTTCCCTTTTTGCCAATCATTGCCCGCCTGTGAATCTCCAATCTTTCTGGAGACATCTTCCTTCCTTTTAGCGTGTTGGATATTCTTTGGTTTAGTTCCAAATCCCGCTTGATGCCTTGGCATGAATCGGCCTTTGGACAGATGTTGTACCCATTCTCAGGAAGGTAAGACTTGTAGAAGTCCATCCAGAATTGCTCCCGAGCAATTAGTTGTTCCTTTGTGCAGTTCGGAAGCTCCTCGAAAACCTCAATGTAAAAGGCGTCTGGATTCTTCTTGAACGCCCTTTGCAAATACCTGTTCTGATGCTTTGCAAGCTCAAGTGAGCTTCTGTGCTCTGACCATCTGTGGGACGGCCTAACTCCACTTCCAACGTACAGTTTAAGATTGTCCCTGTTGACTATTCCATAAATGCAGGCGCATTTGGGAGTGAACGGGCTTGGAAGAGAATGCCTCCAGTGCCGTTTCCTTTCAGAATATAGAATGCGCGAAGCCATGACTTGAACGATGTAGCCGTCTTAGATTATCGTCAACTTAAATGCCAAAGCTGCCTTCGGAGCCTAAAGTAAAATACGGAGCCAATTTCCCCGCTGAGTTCACTGACTTGGACATAGAATTCGCCTGCATCCAGCATGGTGGACAGTGGTCTATGGAGTGGAATGGGGAAACCAAGACGATGGGACGCGGCCTGTATGAGCACTACCGTAATGCCCAAAGACTACTTTGGCCGGATGACGATGAGCACAAGTGGACTGAGTTGTTGCTGGGCAACATAGTAAACAACGACGTTTCGGTTATTCTAGGGGCTTCAGACACAGGAAAGACTTTCTCCATAAGCAAATTTGTGCTGACGGATTGGTGGGCTTTTCCAGACAAGACGCTGTGGATGGTGTCCAGCACGGAGCGACGCGGGGCGGAACTCAGGAATTGGGGTGCCATCAAGCAGCTGTTCAATTCCGCCCGTGCCCGTCATCCATCGCTTCCTGGCAGTGTTTTGGAGTCGATGGCGTGCATCACCACGGAATCCATTGACGACAAGAACAAGGTTGCACGGCTTCTAACCAAAGGAATCATTTTCATTCCGTGCAAAGTAGGCGGAAAGTTCGTGTCGCTTGGAGCCTATCTCGGGATCAAGGGCGGAACCAAGAACGCACGCATTGGACATTTCGGTGATGAGACGCAAGCCATGCAGCGAAGCTTTCTTGACGCCTACTCCAACTGGTACGGGAAGCAGTATTTCAAGGGCATCATGGCGGGCAACCCGATGGACCTTGAGGATTGTCTGTGCATTGCCGCTGAACCTGTTGACGGTTGGAACACGTGGAAGGACAACGAGAAAACCCAGACATGGAGGAGCAAGTTTTACGATGCTGCTGTAGTGGCACTGGACGGCAGGGATTCGCCAAACATGGACTTGCCCGAAGGTTCGCCTACCAAGTTCAAGTACCTCATTGGGCGTAAGAAGATTAAGGCTGTTGAGAGAACCCACGGAAAGGATTCATGGCAGTATCATTCGCAATGCACTGGCAAACCGCGTCCCGGCGCGATGGCTCGTCGCGTCATCAGCCGTCAACTCTGTGATGAACGTCATGCTTTTGATGACGTAATCTGGGGCACGGAACCAACCATCCGAATCATGGGTTGCGATGCTGCGTACGGTGGTGTGGGCGGTGACAGATGCGTAGCGGGCCATATCGAGTTCGGCAAAGACGTGGACGGCAACCTGACGCTGGCCTGCAACCCGCCTGTCATTGTGCCCGTGGCCGTCAGCAAGAAGGGATTGCCAGAAGAACAAATAGCCCAGTGGTGCAAGGATTACGCTGAATCGTTCAACATCCAAGCCAGCAACTTCTACTTCGATGGTCGTGGCACTTTAGCTGTGTATTTGGGGCGAATCTGGTCCCCTGACGTAAATTCCGTGGAGTTCGGCGGGAAGCCAACAGACAGGCCAGTATCAATGGATGAGTTCATTTGGGATGGCGACACCAAGACACGCAGGCTGAAGCGATGCGATGAACACTACAGCAAGTTTGTGACGGAACTCTGGTTCAGCCTGTTTTACATCATCGCTGCTGGCCAGATGCGGCGATTACCAATGGACGTGGCAGAGGAAGGCTGGCGACGTGAATGGCGCAAGGTGAAGGGCGACAGAATCGAGGTGGAAACCAAAGAAGACATGAAGCTGCGAACAGGGCAGTCGCCTGACTTGTTTGATTGGCTTGCCATTTGCGGAGAGGGCGCACGGCGCAAGGGATTCGAGATTCGTAACACGTCGAACACTGAGCCGCATCAGGGCGACGATGAGAATTGGCTTGAAGATGAACTGAAGCGGTATATGAAGGAACTCCGTAAAACGCAGTTGCGCTACGCATGAACACCAGAGAACTTCAGCCACGAATGGTGCTAACCCTAGAAACCGGCGAGCGGTGGAAACTGATTCACAACAGCGTGGACCTTATCTGTCCAGGTGATCCAAGTATTGCCGTCGAGAATCGGAGACGAAACAAATGGTTGGCCGAGCGATTGCCGGACGGCAAGGGGACGCTGCTGTGCTTCGATTGCAACACGGAATTGCCAGCAGGAGTACTTGTCAGTGGACCACAGTACGCTAGCGCATGAACGACACCAGAACCCCGAACGGTGGGTGGCAGTGGACGCAGCCCCAGACCAAGTGGAAGCTGGACCGTACCACGAAGCCAAGTTCAATTTCTGTCACGTTGGACCAAGCTGCCGAACTGCTGCAAAAGCATCGTATGCAGAATCCGCAGTTCAATTTGCCGACTGCGTTCAGCGACATTAAGGAGGAGATTATCCAATACAACCGAGTGAGACTCGGCATACCGCCTCCACCCGGCCCAAAATTGGAGCCGCAACACGCCAAAGGCGCGGCGGGTGTTGCGGGGCATCTCGGAAAGACCGCATCAGGAATTAAACTGCTCACGCAATGGCTAGGTGACGGATTAAACCCAGTGCCCCGCCAGTTGGCGGAGAAAAGGGCTGAAATCTGCGCTGTTTGTCCGCAAAACCAAGACGGGAACATGTGGCAAAAGCTGGAGGCGCTCGCCGCACACGAACTCAGAAGCCTGATTTCAGCGAAAAAGCACATGAAATTGGAGACTTCAAAGGATTACGCCTTGAAGACATGCCAAGCCTGTGACTGCTGGTTGCCTTTGAAAACATTTGCCAAAATTGAGCACATTGCCCAGAATACCGACGAATCGGTATGGCAAGAACTCGATGAAAACTGCTGGATTTTCAAAGAAACCGGAAGGGTTCCAAAATCCAAACGACTTCAATCGGAATCGGATTGCGACTGAAAGTCGTTGACGAAAAGCCATCCCGTTGGGATACTCAGGCCAACGTGAACACATTATGCCTAGAGAATCTTACGCAACCAAATTTGCCCGAATCGGCGGACGCTCAAAATCCCCAGCAAAAGCAGCAGCCGCAAGGCGAAACGGGAAAAAGGGAGGGCGTCCACGTCTGTCCGTGGTGCAAAAAAGAATACGTGCCTAAACGTAAGTCTCGCAAGTTTTGCTCGAACTCCTGTTCTGCAAAAAATACACACAAGCAGCGCCGCAAACCGATTGAGGAAAAACTATGGCCACACTTGAAAATTACCGATTCAGGATGTTGGGAATGGCAACGCGCCAAAGATTGGGACGGATACGGAGCGCTGGGCTGGCAGAGGGTAGGAAAACTAGAGCAGAAGGCACATAGGATAGCTTGGATTCTGACTTTTGGAGAGATTCCAGATGGGATGCTGGTCTGTCACAAATGCGACAATCCGCCATGCTGTAATCCGATGCATTTGTTCTGTGGAACCAATAAAGACAATACACAAGACTGTATCCAGAAGGGCCGGTTTAAGGCTGGCTCTGATTCCAATGGGAATAAGGCTAGAGGCGAAAGGGCAAGCAAATCAAAACTTACAGAAAGCGATGTCCATTACATCAGGGAACATTGCGTCTTAAGAAGCAGGCAGTGCGGAGCGACAGTAATGGGGCGCAAGTTCGGGGTTTCAAAGGCAGCAATTCTGGCTATAATTCACCGTAAATCATGGAGTCATGTGTAGAGCATAGCCGTTGCTGGATGTTATCTAAGAAACCCAAGATTCCCTGTATGGTTTGCTTGGGGCGCTACGGAGATTTAATGATACTTTTCCCAGGGCTGAAAGCTCTTCATGACCAAACTGGATTGAAGCCAGTGGTCATTGTGGCTCGTGAGTTCGCTTCGATTTTTGATGGTGTTTCGTACACCACCCCACATGTTTTGAACGTCAATGCATATACGGGTGTTTTACAGGCGATTCAGACTGGCATTCGAGAATATCAAGGATGCGTTGTACCCAAGTGGTGGGACGACCCAAGGCATCGTCCGCCTCCGATGATTCCGGAGCCGTGGTTTGAAACCAAGACCATCAAGTATCAAGGCAAGACGTGGACGATGGCTGCTAAGGATTGGGACAGCTACCAGACTTCGCAATGGGAACACGCTGGGTTCACCCGTGAGCAAATGATGGAGTGGCCGCTTGTGTTCGACAGAAGAAGCGAAGCACGGGAGGAACAGCTTCGCAGACAGACTTTCAAGACGAACAAGCCGAAACTGCTATGGAACATCGGTGGCACCACGAATCCTGCCCCTGGCGAATACCACTCCAAACTGAGGGGCATAATGACAAGGCTCAGTGGGAGGTTCGAGAACGTGGACCTTGGCCATATTCGGGCACCGCGCATTTACGACTTGCTTGGCCTGTACGATAGGGCTGCTGGAATGTTGACTTCGGACACGTCCACGTTGCATCTTGCTGCGGCATCGAAACTACCTTTCGTAGCTCTGTTGGCCAATGG